AGATGCCATTACAATCTCTCCTTGACTATTAGTCATATCTCTGTTAAAGGCATACATTATATGTTTATGGCTTAAACCAATTGAAGACGTAGAGTTACTGCTTGCACCACTCGTACTGCTAGAACTAGCACCACTTGTACTACTACTGCTTGCACCACTCGTACTGCTAGAACTAGCACCACTTGTACTACTACTGCTTGCGCCACCTATTACTGATTTTTCATATGCTCTATAATTCATAATCTTAAAAGATAATTTCGCTGACCTCACTTCTTGAACATTTGCAGGTATCTTAACTAAAAACGACAGGTTGTGAGTTGCATCTAAATTATCTTCTCTCTCTGAAGATATTGGGTATTGAATACCTGTAGAATCTAATATCACTTGCCCATTTGGATTGTATATTGATATTCCATAATTGTTATTATCTAATTTACCTATTTTAACTTTTAAAACGTTATTGGTATCTTTAATAGTTATCCCTAATCCATTAATGCCAACAGTACCATCTAAATTCTGTATATATAATTGTTCTCCTAAAAGTAATCGACCCACAATTACAGCAGCTGCAACTCCATTTTTATCTATTGCAGTATCTACGGTTAAAAATCCATCTGATGTTACACATAGAATTCCTGCTCCTATATAGATACCATTATTCTCATTATCTTTCTCAACGATAAAAATACCATTTTCTGTTATATTTATTTTATTTTTTCCTGCGAGAGCTACTATATCCTGTGCAGAACAATTTAAAGCATTACTTAAATATGTATCTACTGCATTTTTAGTACCTTCAATATTATTCCATGATAATCTTTTAGCGTTCAAGTATTTAGCAGAATTTACACCCTTTTGAATACTATTGCCAATACCTTTAGCATCATCTAATTTTTTATTTAAGTTGCTAAATATAATAGATAAAGCATTAGCGTCAATATTATATGAATAGCTTACGATTCTAACATCTACATTTGTTTTTAATTTTTGCGAATATATCCTAACCAAATCTCCTAATTTTACTTTGCTCCAGTTATGTTGTGCTTCCTTTTGAGAGAAAAAATCAATCAATGTCATAGAGAATTCAAATACAGGAACACTATACTCTTTTAAAACATTTTCTCCTGCTTTTTTTAATAATTCAGGTGTAACATAGACATCACTAGACCATGATTCTGTTAAAGTCCAAGAATCTAGTTCGTCTAATAATTCGCTAGTAAATATTAATGTGCTTGTACCAACGATTTTTGCTGTCTTTTTATTTATATCAGTAGCTATTTGAGATATAGGAATCCCTAAAGCAACTACTTGAGCGTTTAAAGCGGTAATCTCTGCATTTTTCGCTGTGGTAGCTACCCTATTAGCATTACATAAAGGAGTTTGTATAGTAAGATTAGCATTGTCTGGTGGAGTAATTGACATATACCCTGCTTGAATTCTATCTAACCCCTTTTGTAATTCAGTCAAGGCATCTAACTCAGAATTTTTTATTGCTAAATTAGCATTTACTGTGTCTAATTGCGCTTTTAGAATTTTGAACTGAGCATCTTTCACTACAAGTAATGCATTATATCGTGACAAGGCTTGCGATAAATCTATATCAATTTGCCCATTAGCTATATAATAATCATAGTTTGTTATAAAACTAGTCCCATCTAAGGTTAGCTCACTGACGGTCATGCCACTCTTTCCCGTAATCTCAAGTCTAGTGCATACATCTTCTCCTTTTGTAGCTTTATTTAATCCTTTCATATAATTCTCTTCAGATAAAATTATATTCGTGTGAGTACCATAATTATTTTTATCCCATACATTTATTAATTTATTATATGTGTCGTATGTAATAATTAGATTATATGCACTACAAATATCGTCATGTAAAAACGCATAAACTGGTTTACTTAAACTGTCAATCCATCGAACCCTAGGAACTGTACCTCCATTTATATTGTCAATTAAGCAATTAGGATCTACGTATCCAATTTTCCAGTTTGTTTGTGCCTCCACAAGATTTAATATTCCATTTTTATTAGTATTATTAACTAGTTCTCTTTCAATCCCATCTATTGTTATTATATTTTTATTTAATGTAGATTCTATACTAACACAATCCACGTTCATTCTAAGACTATCAGTAGACTCATCAACATTTTTAATTACATAGTATGATTGAGATATAGGATTTGAAGGTTCTCCAACCTTTAATAATATTATATTCTCAGTTTTTATTGATAAATATTCTGGATTCTCAACTTTACAATGCGTTATATCATCAACAATGTAATGAGGTAGTGTGAATTTAAAGTTATGTACAGTATCAATATTAGGTTCTAATGTTCTGTCAAAAGCTGTGTTTAATATGTTAATTGGTCTTTTTGATTTTTTACAATGAATAATAGTATATTTATATTTGTCATCTACGTTTATGTTATCAAATAATGTGCTCATATTTTATCTCCTTTTATTTGTTATTTATTATTTAATGCTTATAGTTGAATTGGATATTGTAACTTAACTCTTATCGTACATGCTCCTGTAATTTCAAGACGATTAATTCCATAACTTAGCTCTAATGCATTAAACCCAAAATTAAATTTACTTATTCTTTCGTTTCCTGTACTTGATAAAATTTCTTGAGTTGAGCTTATAGATACAGTTTCGAGTAATGACAGCCCACTGAATGACAATATATTTCCCCCATTGGTTAAATTTTTTAAACTAAATGATGTTCCAGTCCCAACTAAAGTAAATTCTAAAACATTTGGTACAAAGTAAGGATATGCATTACAGTTATTTGGAACTTCTATAATAGATGTACCTATGTTATCGCTTAAATCATATTCAAGTGTTTCCATTTCTGATAAAGGGTATGGATCGTTACTTATTGCCTCTAGCTCAAAATATCCTACATTCATTCTATAACTTACGAATTGTGATTTATTAAATTGGATTATGAATTCTATACCAGCGAAATCGTTTGAAGTAAACACATGAAAATTATCATCTGGTAAAAGCCATCTCATAATATCCATTCTCTCCTCATTACTAAACTCTTCTTGATCTCCATCAATTTTTATGATTTTCATAGATAATGAATATGTGTTTTTATCTGCACCGTAATAAAATGTTTTCTTAAATTTCACATGGTCTGTAATTAATGTCTTTGGAGACGAAAGAGCTTGGGTTATAGTTTCTTCTCCAACATGAACAAGCATACAATTATGTTCTAAAGAGCTTTCTCCATTATATTCAAAACTAGTATTTAAAAATGCCATATTTATAGCCTCCCTTATAATTTTGTTATCTATATTAATATTATTTTATTTTCTAATTAAGAAAAGAAGGAATTTCTTCCCTCTTTTAAAATGTATAGCTTAATGATTTGAACCTCCTTGGTCAACTAGAACTTTCATAAGCTTACGTGTAACCATATCTGTTGCATCCTTGACTATAGAATTCATCTTAGGCATCATATCATCAGTTACATTTCCCTGTATAATCATAAATGGTTCATTAAAATTAACACTTGGAGATGAGTTTCTTCCACTAATATTAGGTATATTCATCTTAGGCATATTAAAGTTATTTAACATCATAGGTAAGAATTGAGAAGCCACTGCATTAGCGAATGGAAGTACTGCATTTTTATTACTTAATGGTATAATTGCCTCACTTCCATTTTCTCCTGCAATATGATTTCCGCTTAGTAACATTGCTTTAGTTATTATTCCACCATCTGCATGTTGTTGAACTGTACCTCCTACAGAAACCGTAACTCCTGCCTTTAAAGTACCATTGCCATTCATAGTATTTATTAATTGTGTAGCTTCGGTTAAGTTTGCAATAAGATTATCTTGAACAGATTTTCCCATAGCACTCATTCCAGAACCGAATCTATTCTCAAAATCAATATATGCAGATGTTAAGCTTACTACAGCACCTTGGGTATTTTTCAGTAAACCTGACAATACAGCATCTTTAGCCATTTTAGTAATTTCTTCGTCGGAGTATTTCTTATCCAAAGCAGTATTTTCATCTTGTTGCTGTTTATCTAAATTAGTCTTAGCTTTGTCAAAATTAGTATTATTAATATCCCTTCCTCTAGCTAGAACCATAGCATCAATTTTATCTTGTTGTGCTGTTTTCTCATCTTGTAATTGTTTCATTCTAGCTTGACCACTTGCAGTTGATGTATTTCTTTGTGCAGAGGTAATCTTAGAATTAATATCATTCATAATAGCTTGTTCTTTAGATAAGTTTTTGCCGTAATCATCTGTAGTGTTTTGAGAATTATATAATGCTTGAGTATCCTCTATAGCTTTCTTTTCAGCATCATATCTTTCGGTAATAAGTTTCTTACGTTCATCTACTTGTTTCTTGATAATTTCAGTTACCTTTGATTCAGCAGATTGAACTATAGCCATTTGTGCGTCTGCTTGTGCCTTTACTTCTACTATTATAGATGATTGAGTACCTCTAACTTCAAGTAATTTCTCGTTCATTAATTCTACTTGTCATGCTGTATAAGTTCTACGAGCAATGTCGCGACCTAAGTAAGCTTCTTTTTCTTTGTCAAAAGTAAGGTCCTGTTTAATATTAACTGT